TGATCAGGCTGAGTTAACGGCAACTGGGCAAGGATTTGTGAAAGAGAAACAAAACCTTCAGAACGCTGGTCTTCCTGGTAGTTCATTAGAAAATAATGTTAGTTCTGCTAGTGTAGCACTTAATCAGGTAGCTGGGGTAAGAGAGTTACAAAGAAATAGAGAAATTGTTAGTGCATCATTACAACAACAAGTAGATGCAGGTAATTTAAGAACACCTATTAGTGATAGTCTCAATCTTTCTAGTTCCAAAATTCTTGCAGATGAGAAGGGACAGAGAGTATTACAGACTGTGCCTCCTAGTCTTGTAGAGAGAAGGTTAGCTGCCTTATATCAAAAAGATTCCGGTAAATTAGCGGGTAGGTATGGAATAAATCCGATTGAGCAAACACAACGTAAACAAAATCTACAACTATTTACTGGTATAGGTGATAAAAGATTGCTTAATGATGTACTACCCACTTCTGTTCGTATGGCTGGACAGAATGTACCAGTTCTACCGGTAACCGATTTTAATTACAATCCTAATGTTAGAGCATTAACCAGTAGGCTTTTAGATAGTAAACCTGTTAAAGGAGAAGGAGGAAAGTTGATATATGGTCAAGGTAAGTTAGCTGAACTATCAGATAGAACTGAGAAGTTATATAACCTTAAACGACAGTTTCAAGAGTTAGGAGGACAGACTGCTAAAGAAAGAATTGCCAGTATAGATGCAGAGCTGGGAAAGATTGATAATTTCTATAAAGGATTACAAGAAAGAGGAGTGCCCTTATCAACGACGGATTACACAGGTGCTCCTTTTATAAGTGCAGATTCTCAAGTAAGTTTGAAAGTACCATCAGTAGGAGAATTAACCGGACCAAATACCGCTGAACTTTTAGCTGCAAGAAAACAAAAAGCTAGAGCTAAACAGGATGCCTATCAAGCAGCAGAATTACCTAAACTTCGAGATCAATTAAGACAATTAGAAATACAGAAACAGGACCTATTAAACAAAGGATTTAAGACATATTCACCAGAGGTCGTTAGTATACAGTCTGGAATAGATAGAATATATAATCCAGCTGGACCAAAGGTAGGTTTATATGGAGGTAGACATAATCAAAATATGCCACCTTACCTGAAAGGAGATCCTGTAAGACCTCAAGATAGAGGACGTTATTTTGGATTAATGCGTCAGAGTGAGGAATATGCAAGAGGTTATAATCAAATACCTCCTGTTGAGGTCGGTATTACTGACGAAGGTACAAGATTCTTTGCAAGAACATATTCACCAGCCGGTTCAAAAGTTACCACTGGGGGAGATGGGCAGATATCTGTACAAAATCTTTCTGACCCGAATGAACTTGCAATAAATCCTGCAACTGTTGAAAGAAGACAGGAACGTAAAGCGAAAAATTTACCTCTTAAAGGAGGAGGTGGAAGAAACGTAGCGGAATATGTAGGTGGAGAGATGGAAGTGGACGAAGTAGATCTTGCCCAGACTTTCTTAAATGAAATTAGGAATGCTCAAAATGTTGGAGGAGTAGGTTCATTTGTTAAAGAGGTAAGGACAAATGTTCCCTTAAATCAACTCAGAATGAAGAATGTAAATGAGCCTAATATCTTCTATGGTACATATTCCAACATTACATCTCAACCTAGAAATTATCAGGTAACTGGACCTAACTTATCAGACGATATTGCAAAGATAGAGAGAACTGAAACTATCATAACGGGCCCTTCTAATTACCAAAGTGATCGCACACAGACTGGAAGTGTAAAAGATCTTTATGGAGTACGTTTATCCGGCGATGCTAAAGATGATCCTGAAAAACGTCCTTCGTATGTTAAACCTAGTAAGACACCTTTAGTAAAACAAGCTACACCAGAAGGCAGGGAAGGTTCATCTGTGAGCAGTGAATTAAGAAAGGTCCAAACGGATCAAACTAAATCCCCTGAACAGCGGATCACAGACGCACAAGCTTTTGTACAAGATACTGTTAAACGATTAACAGGAGCATCTGCGGTAGGTAGATTTACACCTTTATCTCAAAAACCTATAGGAACTGATGTATTTGGAGCACAGGGTCCACAAGCTATTAGTAAAGCACAAAGAGATTATTTGAATGAACTTGCTACACTTAGAGAAAAGACTTCAAAGAAATCTATACAGAGTAGTCGAACCGCCGCCCGTAAAACAGATGTAGATAAAATCGTAAAAGAACGTCTTGAGTTAAACAAACGTAGCAGGTAAGCATGGCTGAAAAGAAAAAGAATAAAAAGAAAAAGTTTATACAAGACGCTATAAAGCGACCTGGTGCTTTTACAGCCAAAGCTGAGAAGAAAGGTATTACTACTGCTCAGCTACAGGAGAATGTGTTATCCAATCCAGATGATTATGATGAACGTACTGTAAAACAAGCACGACTTCGTAAAACATTGGTAGGATTAAATAAGAAAAAGAAAGGTAAGAAGAAATGAGAGACGCTCGCTTAGATCTTGGTAGATATATAACCAACCCTTTCAACAGAAGAGGAGATATAACAAAGCGTTTAGACTTTGATGATCTGTTTTCAGCTAAAGCTGCGGAAGGAGAATATCCTTTTAATCCTTCTAGGTTTGAATCTAAGGATCTGACTAAACGTTCAATGACTCGTAAACTTACGGAAAACCCTGGTTTAAATTACGCTCCTAATACTCCTTTCTTTGATGACAATAACCAAGTAACTTCTGATTATCAATTATTTGAAGGATTAGGCAGATTTAATAGAAATATGGATTATGACTTTGAGGAAGGAAGACCTAGAACATATCAACGTCCACAACAACAACCAGACTTTAATCCTGAATGGGCTAAAGCATATGCATTAAGTCCTACTCTTAATCCTGAAAAGACTTCCAAGAATCCTATGCCTAGATTACGTAATCCTGATCCTAAAGGTTATATCATGGGTCAGGCTCAGAGAAGGGCTGAAAACGAGATGGAAGGTAATAGATCTGTAGCTCAGTTATTACAGGGTGATACGTCTTTACCAGAACCTAAAAAAGAAAAAGAAAAAGTAGAAAAGAAAGAAGAAGCACAGGGAGAAAAAACTGAAGAGTTGGAGCAACAAACTCCAACTACAGGATCACCCGAAGTAAAATTAACTTAATGAGGTAATAAAATGTCAGCCAGAGCAATACAGAGATTTGTTAGCTATGCAAACTTATTCCCCAACCTTAAAATACCTAAGGCTGGAATGTTCCAAGACTTTCTCCCCTTGGTAAAATCCTCTGCAACAGGAGGAATAATTTCTGGTGGGTTTACTACTTTATTTACTGGTAATCCTCTAGCTGGTCTAGCTGTAGCTGCTACTGACACATTAGGAAGTGCGGCATTAGCAACAGGAATAGGAGCTTTAGGAGGTAAGAAAGGAACGAGAAAGTTATTTGGAAAAGATGTTAATTTTAGAGGTGGGAAAAAATATACCTTTAGTGACACTGATGATTTAAATCCTCTTTTAAAACAACTTCAAACTGCTCCAAATACTGGAGTTACGGCTGAAATGAAAGATGATGCTATGAATAAACTTGCTGCTTATATAAAATCGAAAGAATATTATTCTCCTTCAGGACCACAGTTAGCTGGTATGTATGCAGGATCAATAGCTGCTCCTTATGCGGTAGAGCCTTTATTTTATCCAAAAGATCAGGGTAATATTGTTCAACAACAGTTATTCCAAAGATATGGCACTAGCCAATTAATGACTAATCCTCAATCTGTTGTTAGTACTTTGTCATCTCTTTCTAGAGACGCACAAGATCAAGATAGAAATCCTGCATATAACACAAATCTATCCCCTGGCACTTTATACCAAATGGCGGGTACTCCGATGGGAGGTGTACGATGAATCCTCTCCAGCAATTTTTAACTGATCTAAAAACAGGTTTTCGTAAAGGCGAAGATATAATGACGGCTGCTCAAGTTTATCGTCATTCTGTTCTTGATAAGGATTATTTTCAGAATATACACAAGCAAGGGTATGCGGGAAGATCGAAGGTAGGTTTCACCGATAGGACAGGAAGAAAAGTAGGTAAGGGACAAAAATATAATGTAGCGGCGGCAAAGAATCCTGCGGAGTTTCTAGGGGCTTATGGAGCTAGGCTTACCACCGATATTCTCTCTGATGGAACTAGACAGTTTTATTGGAGATATAATCATCCTCTTGCCATAGGACAAAAATTGGTAGAACAAGCTGTACCGCAGCTGGGCGATGTAAGAAGTCCTTTACAAAGAGCTGTGATAACTGGAGCTGTTGGAGCACCTGTTGCTGCTTCCTTAGGTATTTATGATGTTACTAATCCTGGTGAATTATTTAGACCAAAAGGCTATGCACAAGCTTATGCGGAGAAAGGATCACCTGATAGAAGACAGACCGCTGAACCAGGCATGGAGTTATTCGATAGGTTTTTCTTAGGAAGAAGAGGTAGACCTTTAAAGTATGAAACGGCTAAACAAGATATTCCTAGCCTTACTCCTCAACGATATGCCAATGTTATGCGTAGTCAGTATCAAGATAGGGGAGTTCTAGGCATGGGCTTGTTAAAAGGAACCGCTGAGAACATAGAAGGTTATCCTGAAGTACGTTTTGTAGGTTTCCCTGTAGGTCTTCAAGCTGTTGGTGCGTTAGGTGGCGGTATTGCTGGATTGAAGACATCTGCAGGTCAAAAGTTACTTACCAGTAAAGGACCTAGATCACAAAGATTCAAAGCAGCCGGTATAACATTGGCAGGTGCATTGGGCGGTGGAGCTGCAGGTAAGAGTTTAAATATGGCAATAGCCAGTGCCAACAGACCTAAATATTTAACTACTTCAGATTATATGCAGGGCTAATGATAGTACTGATAAAATTAAAAGATAAGAATAGAGAAAAGATCTAGTAATGGCTAAAGAAAAAGCATCGGTACCTTTTGACTTTGCAGGGTTACTGGCAGCTACGAAGGATCGTGCTCAACAAGGTTTGTATGGCATGTTTCCTCAAACGGCCGCTCGTTACTCAGGTGCACCGGTGATAGCTTCTCGTTCTTTAAAGGTTTCACCTTTTGCCGTTTCTCCCACCCAATTAGCTAAGGGAGCACAAGGTGTTGCAAGAATGGGTGTAATAAGATATCCTCTATTAGCTGGAGGTTTACAAGTATTAGGGGGAGATCCAATAGGAGGAGTTGGAACAGCAGCAGGAGGTTTTGCTGGAGCTTTAGCAGGAGCTAAGGCAGGAGCGTTCTTTGGGCCAAAAGGAGCACTAGTAGGGGGAATCATCGGTGGATTAGGTGGTGGAAATCTTGGACAGGGCTTAACTAGATCTGTGACAGGTATTGATGTAAATAATCCATTAACAGGACCAGATATAACTCTTGCAGGTATTCCATTAACTCCATATGCTAAAACTAAAAAAGGTGTTCAGAGAGCAGCTGAATTAGAAGCAATGAGATATAAAGAACTTTTACCTATTATGGAGAGAGCTAGACAACAACAGTTCCAAAGAGATTTAATTGGAACTCAAGTTCAGATGGCTGGACAACTTCTTGGCAATATTTACCCTAGATAATTAAGATGAGCGGCTCTTATACTGGATTAACCCCTGATGCAGATGGAGTACTCAGAATCCCACCTAAAGGAAAAGGCATGGAAAAATTTGAAAATTTTTTAAATAATTTATACGGTAACACTAGAAAGTTTGGAGGAACTGCTTTAGAGAGATTAAATCAGTTTGGAGAATATCTTGCTCCTTCAGATCCTTTAAAATCTAAGAATAAAAGTGTTCAACAAGGTTTACTAACACCTCCACAATTTATCACAAGAGATGGAGCTTTAGGATCATTTTTTGCAGGCGGAGGAGTTCTTACAACTGAAGAAGGAAAGAAAACCGCTTTAGGTGAAAGGTCTGAGGATAAAGACGAAAAAGTAGAGAACGAAGAAAGAGATTACTTAGATGAGAATAAACAGCTACTACAAGAGATGGCAGGTTTAGCTGAACAAGCTAAAAATAGAGATTTTATGAGAGGAGGAATAGGCACTCTTATGAATGCACCTCTTATAGGAGCACAAGCTCAAATGGCAGCTGCTCAAGGAATTAATGAGTTAACTATAGGAAATATGGGAGCCATGGCTGCTCAAAATAGAGTGCTAGAAGCAAATCCACCGAAGCAAAGAATAGCCTCTCTTAAATATTTCAGGGGGTAGAATAGAGTGAATGGTTTCTCATATGGAACAGACTATAACCTGGGAGGTACCTTTGGTAAATATGGAGATTATGGAGCGGATCTTAACATCCCGTTCACACCGCCTACCAAAGGGTTTGGATCACGTTTTAAGAACGCATTCGGAGGAGGAGGTAAAATGTTCGGAGCTTTAATTGGTGGCGGATTAGGTTTATTTGGTAATATTATTGGTGCTCGTTCTGCAGCTTCTGCAGCACAGGCTCAGATGGACGCTGCCGCTGACCAGCTAAGAACTAATGTAATGATGAATAGAGAAGCTAGGAAAGGTAACCTAGCTAAGTTCATCGGTCAGAATGTAGCAGACTATGGATATGGAGCAGATTTAGAATATCGTAGACAAAGAGCTGCTACAGAATTTGATAAAACAAGAGGACGTGATTTAGATCGAGGATCTAACATAGCAGATTTTAGAGCTATGTTAGGAGAACAGACAGGCCCCGACTCTATACAAGCAAGACAAAGAGCAAGAAGAGGGAGAATAAAAGAAGAAACGGCAAAACGTCGGGCGATGATGGAAGGTATGTTCGGACCTATATCAAGTAGTTACAGGTACTTTAGTTAGGAGAGTTATGGGATCAAAGACTGTTTACAACGCACCTAAAATTGAAAAGGATGATAGCTTCGAAAAGTATCTAGAGTACCAGAAGGAACGTGAAACTAAATTAGAAGAACGTGCCCAGCAACAGAGAGAAGATGACGCTGCTGCTGAATTAAGAAGGAGACAGACAGGAGCTTCTGGTTTAACTGATTTATATCAACGTACTAAAGGTCAGTTACAATCAGGTTCTTTAAATTTTCAACAAGCTCAGAATCAGTTGCAAAGTTATATAGATAAATATGATCTTACGACTGGTTTCAAAGAAGGTGAAGCACCAGATAATTTATATACAGATACAGGGAAAGGTCCTAATCAGTATTTAACAGCTCTACAGGATTTTTATCAAGCACCAGGTGGTTTACAAGAAACACAACGGACGGCTGGCATAAAATTAGCCTATCAAGATTTACTAGGTAGAGCAGCCACACCAGAGGAACTTTCCTCAGGCTTGCAAAATATTAAAGATCGAGCTTATGGAGGAAGCGGTGTTCAAGGCTTACGTGAGTCAATAAAAGTAAGTTCAGATTATGTTAAAAAATTCAATCAGAATTACCTAGATAATTACTATGACGTAGCATATGGGAAACAGACAGTTGATGAAGAAGGGAATAGAACTGGTAAACGTACTTTCGCCTTTAGTAAGGAGTTGTTACCTACTTATTCAGGAGATCTGAAGGAAAGAACACGGGTTGAACTTCCTGATTATAGTCAGTTTTTCAGTCAAGGACGTAGTATTAAAGAGTTAGATGAAGGAATAGAAGGAATGAGAGAAAGTCGTAAATTCATGTATAATGCTGGTTTGACTAACCTTCAAGGAGAGATAGATAAAGAAACACAAAAACTCAAGAATGAAGGGGCTAAAGATATTGCTAGGATAACAAAATCTGGTGATATGTATAAGAGTCTTATTGGTGCTTTTAACTTTTAAAAATGTCTATTGTTATAATTAATTCAGTACTTATAAATTTCATAATAGGATTATGAGCGACATAATGAATGTGGATTCCGCACAAGGAACCGCTATGGATGAGTTTCAGCTAGCTCAGTTCCAAGACTTGCTAGAAAAGTTAGAAGCTTCCAAAAAGAGACAACAAAGACAGAAGTCTGTTGAAGGACGTAGAGACATCTTCGCAGGTGGTCTTGCTAACATGATGAGCAACTTCTAAACCACACTTATAGGTTACTAAGATGGCTGTTGATAGCACTTACGATTCAGACGATTATTTTGACCTGGATAAATATCGACAGGCAGCTGGTGTAGCCTACGAATTTTCCAAAAAGAAAATGGAGGATGCTGGTGAACAAGAAAGAAAAACCATCGGTAAAGGCGGTACAGAGACGAGAGAAACCGCTCGTCAACAACAAGAGTTCCGCGAAAGAGAAGAAGAAAGAGACCGTAAACAGGCCCAATCAGCTTATAGATATTGATTTATTTGATAATTGGGTAGATAACTTAGACTCCGCAACACAGGAGTCTTTTTGTTCTTTTGTGTCTGATAATAATTCAATAATAGAATCTTACCTTTATTCTCGCTTTTTAGGCTATGCGGGTAGTATAGCTCCCTGTGATTTGTGGATAAAGAAGAATTACAAGAAGCCAGACCATAGAAAAAAGCTTCTTTATGAAATTGATGAAATGCAGGAAGATATACGTAAGTTAAGAGAGGATATTGAGAATGGCATCGTTAAAAGAGATGCTGGAGTAGGGAGAATAGCACAGATGCAAAAGGAGCTAAGAAGTACCATATCTGAGATAGAAAGTTTTACTAACATGAGAGATCGTAAAGGTTTGCTCATGGCTGGTGCTGATAGGGCCATCAGAGAGCTTATGTTTATTTTTAAAGATGATCCGATAGAGAATCCTTTAGAAGAGGCGACGATGAGTGTTTGGGCTAGAATGCATCTGGAGGAGTAGGGAAGTTAAAATAAGGAGAAGTGAATGAATAAACTTGGTACATAATGGCTAAGAAAAAAATGCCACCTCAGCTTCTTGAGTACTTTAAAAATAAGAACGAGAAAAAAGAAGATGGTTCTAAAATGAGTGATAAGGAAAAGCGTTCTGCAGCTTTAGATAAAGCTAGGAAAGCTAAAAAAGCCGCTAAAACTTATAAAGACAAAAAAGAAGCTGTAGAGCCAAAGGATAAGAAATAAGGTAACATTTAGTAGTAGTTTAATTGTTTATTAGTGCCTTCTTATACTCATCTTGCTTATAGACGTAATGCTAAAGCAGCAGCTCGTAAGCAGCAGATTAAGAAACCTAAAAATCTGGAGTTGGTACAGAAAGCTAGAGAAGATTTTGGATACTTTTGTGAGTTTGTGGCTGATAAACCTCCAGCGGAACATCATAAGACGTGGCATAGACATTTCATAACTAATGAGGATAGTAGTTGTTTATTAAAGATTGCAGGCCCCAATATTGACTTACTCGCCCCTAGAGGGTCAGCTAAATCGACTGTGTTGGGTCTTCTTACTGCTTGGGCTATTGGTATCCATACACAGGCTAAACGTCCTTTACAGGTCTTATACCTGTCTTACACCGTTGATATTGCTAGATCTAAATCAGCCACGATTAAAAGAATTATAGAGAGTAAAAGATATCAAGAAGTTTTTCCAAAAGTAAGATTAATGAAAAACGTAACCAGTAATGAATACTGGTCGATAGATCATAGATTTGCAGGAATAGATACTACTGGAGAAGAGCAATTTACATTATGTGCAGCTGGTTTAAAAGGTTCAGTTACATCTAAACGTTCTCATTTAGTCATGATAGATGACGCTATAAAATCTTCAGCTGATATTGCTAATCCGGATATTAGAAATCAAATGAAGGAAAACTGGAATGCTGTTATCGCACCCACTATGTTTGAAGGAGCTAGAGCTATCTGTTTGGGAACTAGATTTAGGCATGACGATATACATGCGACCACTTTTAATGAACAGAATAACTGGACCCAGATAGTTCTTTCTGCAATATTGAATGACTTGAAAACTGGGGAAGAAGAATCTTATTGGCCTGACATGTGGTCGCTTGAATATTTAAAAGAGAAGAAGAGACAAGCACCTATAGCTTTTTCTTTTCAATATATGAATCAGATAGTTAGACAGAATGAATTATCATTAGCTCCAGAATTAATAGTTAAAGCGGAGATAGCAACTGAATTTGATACTTTAGGTATTGGAGTTGATTTATCAGCAGGTGTAAAAGAAAAGAATGATTACACCGTGATGGTTCTAGGAGGGCGTATTGAAGATCGTATCCATATAATTGATTACCGTCGAATTAGAGTTATGGGTAACCTAGAAAAATTAGACGCCTTAAAAGAGCTTTTATACGACTGGTCAATTATAGGTAAAGATGCAAATGAAAATTATTTTCCTACCTATTCCACATGTGATGTCTGGTCTGAAGCTGTTCAATATCAAGCCTCCTTAGAAGCTGATTTTAAAAGAATATGTCAACAGAATGAAGGATTATATAATCTGATTTGGCATCCTGTAAAAGGTTTTAGAGCAGATAAACTTGCTCGCTTCAGGGGAATAATGGGTATGTTCGAGGACAGGAAGATAATATTTAATAGATTTAGAAATTTTACACACATGTTTGAGGAACTCACTAATTTTGGGGTAAGTGGCCATGATGATTGTGTTGATGCTTTAGTTTGGCTTGTAAACGGATTAGCTCGTAAAGGTCAACTTCATTTAGACTTTTAACAGGGAGTATAATATAACTATGGGACCTGAATATATCGCCATTATCTTCAGTGCAGTAATCTCCTCTCTTACAGGAGGTGGTTGGATAGCTAGTAAAGTATTAGACCGCCATCGTGAGAGATTGAAAGATGCTATACAAAGAGTAGAGAATCAGAGATTACGTATTAATGCCTTAGAAGAACATGTAAACCGTATGCCATTGGAGTATGTTTTGAAAGTGGATTTCGTAAGAGAATTGCAGGAAATGAATGATCATTTTAGAGCAATACATAATAAGCTTGATAAACTAGTAGAAAAGCTTATAGACAAATGAGTTATGTTTTAGAAGTGAAGGAGACTGATGGTGAGTTATCGCTGAATTTACCTGAAGAAATACATAATGAACTAGGTTGGATAGATGGAGATTTGATTGAATGGAATGTAAAAGGACCTGGTTTACTTTTGAATAGATTAAACGATCCTTTTGAGTACGAAATAAACGAAGAGTAGAATATTAGAAAAGTAAATACCGAATTATGGCTAATGTTTTTGGTGATATAGGAAATAGAGGGGCTTTCAAAACTATGTATCAGGAAGCTTTAGCTAATAGTATGCCCCGTGGAGCTACTCAGCAGGATTTAAATAATTTGATCAAGACTTTTAAAGAACAAGGAAAACCTTTACCTCCTAATTTAAATATTCCACAGGGAACTAATCGTACTCCCATTGCAGTAGGTTTGGGAAGTATGGGACAGGTAGGAAATATGGAAGGTATGCAGCTGGCTCATGGAACTTCCCATGAGCCTACTGTCATAATTGATGGTATACCTAGACATTTCACCCCAGGAGGACATCCTGGCAGTCAACATAATGCTCCTGTAGATCCTAGTGGTAATCCAATACCACAGTTGAAACCTAGAGATGAGGACATACCTTTGTATGGAATGCCTAGAACATTATCTAGCACTGCTTTTCCAATAGGAAACTATGCTAACAAGATGGTTAGTTAGAGATGGCACAGGATGATTCCAAATACACCAAACCCGGATTACGTGAACGGATCAAAGATCGTATCATGGCAGGAAGTAAGGGAGGAAAACCGGGGCAATGGAGTGCAAGAAAGGCTCAGATGGTTGCATCAGAGTATAAGAAAGCAGGTGGAGGATATAAAGGTGGGAAAGGAAAGAAACAAAAAGCTCTGAAGAAATGGGGTAAAGAGAAGTGGATGACGAAGGATGAATATGAAAAGCGTAAAAAAGCAAAGAGTGCCGCTAAACGGTATAAAGATTCCAAAAAATAATCATGGAAATTCCATCAAAAATAAAAGCTTTACCAGCTCAATTAAGAAAGTCAGCTAAGTTACATGCTGGACAAGCAGATTTAGTACAAGGTTTTCTTGATGACTTTATCAAAAAAATGAAGAAGTAAAATGGCCGATAAAGCGATACAGAAAGGATATACAAAACGTTATTTACCTCAGAGTGCGTGGGCAAAACTTTCTAAAGAAGAGAGAGAAGAAACTGACCAAAAGAAACGAGCAGGGAGTAGAAAAGGTAAACAATTTGTAAAAAATACTAAAACGGCAGCAAAGGCTGGCAAAGCGGCTAGAGCTGCTAAGATGTATAAAGGTAAGCGTAAAGGATAGTAATGGCAAACAGCGATCCTAAAACCAGATTAAAAGAGATAATAGACTCTTACCTCGAGAAAGACGGTGGAGGGATGATAGACACTGGTATAGTGGCTTCCCATCTTGCTCAAATGAAATTATTTGGAATTAGACAGGGAGTGGAGTTTTTTCCAGCTCAAGATAATTTTGGAAACCAAAGAAAAGATTTTATAGACCGAGTAGTTAAATATAACCAACTTGATACTAGACTAGACTCTATATGGGATTACTTTCTTTGTGATGGACAAGGTATCTTTTACATCAGACCTACTAAAACCAATTACAGATTATATTATTTTCGTAAGCACGAATATAGAAGTTATTACAATATTGATGGTCAGCTTGATGAAGTTGTAATTATTTACAGCTACAAGGTACGTCAAGGATCAGGCTATCAACAAGAAGTACTTAACCAGAGTATTAGTGGACCTGATATGTTAGGAGCTGGAGGATCTAGAAGATATATTCGATTATCTATTAAGAAGAAAATAATTCAAGAAACACATTCTGAAGGGGAGATATCTTTTGATTCTACTTACCAAGGTGTAGCAGGCAAGACTAAGACTTTTACAAATACTTTAGGGTTTATTCCTTGTGTGGAGATATTTAATAATGCGAAAGGATTTTCTGCTGAAGGGGTTGGAGAATTTGATGCTTTAGCTAACCATATATGCACTCACGATGAAATGATACGCACTATGCGTAAAAACGTTCAATTCTTTGGAAATCCCACATTATTATCCTCAAGACCTAAAACAGATTTAATGGAGTCAGGTGAGTCTTCTGTTCAAAGACCTTCAATTGCAGCTAACTCTGGGTTTACAGGTATGCATGCTTTAAGCCAATCTAGGTTCAAAGCTGATCCTTTATCCCGTGGTGTTGATGGTCAGATACGAGTACCAAGAGTCATAGCAAATCTAGAACCGAATGACCGTGTTGGATATATTGTTCCTGATGCGATCACTGGCGATCAAAATTCTTTTTCTAGACAATATAGAGAAGAAATAAGAACTTCTTTAGGAGGAGTAGATGAACTGTCTATTTCAGCTGGGGTGACGGCTACTGAATATAAATCTCTATTTGGTAGAGTTGCAGCTACTGCTAAAAAAAAGGCTGCTTCTATATATACATATGGTTTATGTCGTTGTTTAGAATTAATTATTTTTCAGGAAGAACAACTGTTCCGTGAAACCTTAGCTTCTGCGGTCGGATTAGAAAAACCAATAGATCTTCCTGAAGATGCTTCTGTAGAACAAATCGCAATGTATGAAGAGGCTATGGACTTCTACGATCAACAGATAAAAAATTTACTGATGGCTTCTTTACAGGCTCAACAGATACCTCCAGGAGTAAAGGGATTAATTCCTGATGGAGATGTCAGCATACAGTGGAGATGGCTTGGACCTGTTTACGAAGATTCGACACAAGATACGCTAAACAATTCTATTGTTGTAAGAAATCTTCAAGAATTAGGCGTTGATAGCATAGAAGCATTGAAATACCTCTTTCCGAGCAAAACGGACGAGGAAAGGGCGGCCATGTTATCTGGTTTTCCTTTCAGGATGGTGAACGAATTGCAGGGTGCATACTCTCAGTTCGCAAAGTTGGTAGGGGGAATGATGCAGACTCCTCATCCACAGTCACCAGACTTACCAATGGCGGCAGACCCAAGATTGGATATGACGCCTTATCTGTATCGAACATTAGAAGCATTACAAAAGGAGATGAGTT